TAGGTGTAATTACTATATCATATTCAGCTTTTACGACTGAGGGTTTTGGTTGGTCCGATAATTCTTGTTCAGATTCAAATATATTTCTCATTATAGTCCTAATTTTTTAAGTTCATCTATTGTTTGTTCTGTGGATATAAATAGTATGCCTTTTCCTCCCCTTGCATTCCATTCAGAAATAGTGTCAGGTCTATCATCAATTAAGATAGCGTTTGGTTCAGCATAGTTTTGCTTATTTGCGCGAGTTGCTAATACAAGTTTAGTTCCTGGTATATGGTTTTTAATCCATAATCTTTTACCCAAACGCGACTCATTTTCTCTTGATGGAGCTGATAATAATGTTGGGTTATATTTCTTGATATAATTCCATAATTCTTTACCTTGAGGCATCCATGGAATGCCAGCCCAAAATCTAACACCTTCTTTACTAATAGTGTCCCAAAATTTTTCAGTACCATATTTGTCTTCATATTCACGAGGAGACATGAATGTAAATTGTTCAAATCGTTTATCAAAGTCAGCTATAACACCATCCATATCACAATATATTTTATATTGAGATTGAGGGGATTGTTCTGCTTCCTCTTTAATTTGTTTGTATAAATCTATTAATTTGTAATTATACATTTTTAATATTATAGAGTTCTTGTATAACTTCTCTTTTTATTTTATTTTTTATACTATCCCAACGTTCAATTTTACTTTTAGAATTTAAATCTCCATTTTGCCAATAGTTTAAAGCTTGTTCATAAGACTCATTTAAAGTCTCCATACGTTTTTTTATTCCACTTTTACAAATTTCTTCAATTTTTTTCAAATAAATAACATATTGATTTGAATTATCTATCTTATATTGATTATTAAATATATTTTCAAGTTTTTCTAAGTATGATTTTGATTTATATATTTTTGTTTTTTTATCAGTGTTACCTGAAATTTCTATATATCTTGGGTTTTATCTTCTATAAATTGTTTTAATACTTTATAAGAAGTAGCAGTTACTTGTTTCCAAGCCTCAGGAGATTCATTTTTATTATTTTCAGTAAATTTCCAGTGAATTTCCCAATCATTTGGATCTAATGAAGCAGGTCTAAAATAATATAAAGCTTCTATATCACTTTCGTTTCCTACTTTATATTCATATGAATTTAGTTTTTCTATATTAGGTAAATCTTTTTCAAATAACTCAGTTAAAGTATATTGTTTATATTCTTTTAAGTATTTTTTTGATTTTATTTTATCTTCCCAATTACGTAGCATCATATTTCCCTTCTCATACGCTTCACGTTCAATATCAGGTAATGTACCATCCTCATTTGTGTTAGTTGTGTTAACACCATTTAACCTATTTTCTAAATTTTGCATATGGTGTATCATCTCATGACTATATGAACGAATCACGTCTTTAGGATGACGATTCAATGTGTATAATGTAATACTTTTTTCACTTGGATTGTAGTAAGCTGTATATCCAAGTAACTTGTCCGCGTTTTCCTTGTCATTACCTATAATTTTTAGTTTAGGTAATGGTGATATATTTAATCCACTATCTAGCATGTATTTAGTTAAATATATGATCCCATCTTGAAGATTCCAAGCCTTTTCGGGAAGAGGTGATTGACAACTGCAGTGTTCATTTAATGTTTGATGTAAAACATCCCACACTTGTTCACGTTCTTTAATGTTAGGGATAAAATTATAAAAGGCTTCTTTATCTCCACTCATTAATGCTTTGCGAGCTTTTGTACCACTTATTCCATTATTTAATGTTATTACTTTAACTTCTAAATTAGGGTATTTATTTATAGATTTTGTACGTTGGGCTATGTCTTGTAAGTCTTCTTCTTGTCCTTCTCTAGCTCCTAAAATCCAGTAAACTTTGTCTTCAGGGTGTTCTTTAGAATAGTCCATAATGGCCTTAACTGGGGATGTTGCTGGTTTTATTTTAACTTTAGACAGCAAATATTTAGAATATATGTTCCAAATTTTTAAGGATTGAGATTGTGTTATACTATCACGTACACCAGCCCCAACATATATTATAAGTTCGTCTATTTCAGGGTAGTCTTTTAACGTTTGTTGAATTACAGTAAAATGGCCTTTAGTTGGCGGCTTGAAACCCCCACCGTATATAGCTATTATTTTAGGTTTAATATTTTCAATTAATGTTTGAACAAGTTTATTCATTATTTGATAAATTGTTGTACTTTAGATTTAGCTTGATCTATTGTATCAAATTCGGGAGTTGATTTAATTAAATCTTGGATGTCTTTATTTAATTGTTCAGCGTCAGCTTTAGATTTAGCTTGTTCTTCTGGTGATTTTTCTTTACCTTTAAATTTAACAGTATCAAAAAAACGTTTTTTAATTTCTGAAGGGTCATAACTTGTTTGAGTTTCTTTAGGATCATTATTAACAATAATAAAATTATCTCCAAACGCTTGTTTATATGTTTCTATATTTTTATTTATATCTCTCCATGTTCTTATTACAATAGAAGGTAACAGAGAACGATCACGTGAAGCATTACGTTCTAATGATGTGATAGGTGATACCCATATCATTAACATCATAGTTTTATATCCTAAGGCTTCTAATTCTGCTTTTTTCTTTAATAATGGTTTTGAAGAACCACCAGTTCCATCAATGATTATATTATTTAAATTTTTAACAGATGTACTATATTTATCTTCTGTAGATTTTCTAGCTTGAGCCATTAATTTGGCAGCTTTAGATAATTCGTCAGGGCCAAAATCTTTTTGATTCATACCTAATCCACTTGCTTTAAGTAATTCTTCATAAGTATCATCAATATTAATTACTTTAAATTCTGATAATGGTAATTGTTTTGATATAAATGATTTACCAGCACCTGCCGGTCCTGCTAAAAATATAGCTTTTGGTGAGTTAGTAACTTCTAATAATAAATCAAGGAGTTTAATCATATAGTGATAAATATTATATTATTCCTTCTTCTTACGTCCTCGTTTATTAGCTATAGATGGTATCATTTGAGTAGGTTCATCTGTTATTTTAACAACAGTTGGTAATGTTTCAATATATGGTTTAGAATCTGGATTTTCCATTTTGTATATTTCGTATATATTTTTAAACATGTTAAAATAATATTCTATATCACCTATTTGTTTTAACTGCCAACCATTACCTTGTTTTCCATCTTTACCAGGACCTCTAGTTGATGCTTTTAACCATATTATTCCTGTATCTTCTACTTTTTCATTATGGGTTTCATTCCAAGCATTAGCATAAGCCGCTAATTGCAGATTATATGAACTATGTATTGAATTAGATGTTTTAATATCTAGTAAATGAATTTTACCATTTAACCTACATATAATATCAGCAGTACCAGCATATTCATGTTTATCTGAAAATAAATGATATTCCGTAGCTATAAGCTCTGGTTGGTTAGTATTCCAAAAATCAGCGAATTTTAATATCATTCGCCATACATCTAAATTATATTTTGCTACTCCTTTATCGTCTATCCATGATAATTCATTTCCATCAAGAAAATATTCTATAGCATTATGAACTTGTGTACCTTCCCAAGCAGCTTTTTGGGATATGATTTCACTATTATGCCCTACATCTTTTAGCCAGCTGTGAAAAAATTGATTTTTAGGAAAATAATTTAAAATACTAGATATTGATGGGTAATATTTTCCATGACGTTTATAAAATCTTTGATCTAAAACATTTACTTGTTTGTTGTCGACACTATATTCTACAACTCGTTTAATTTTAGGGTCACGTATGATATTTGAACTTTTATCTATCATAACATAAGTTTTTTGTATAACAAGTCTGAAAATCCTAATGGTTCAGCATCTTGTATAATGTGAGTAAAATATTTGAATCCCATATCAGAGGGATCCTTGTCTTGCATATCAACTAAATATACTTCTTTACCCTCATTCATAAGTTGTTGACAAAACTCTAATGCTTTCTTTTGAGCGTCTTTATCTAATGCTATATAAATCTTTTTAACAGATGATATAACAATACGTTTCATAAGATTGGACTGTATGTTTTTACCAAGTAATGGAATGGCATTACGTTTTATGGCAATAGCATCAAATGGCCCCTCACATAATATTAGAGGTAAGTCCCAATTTATAAAAAACTCAAAAGGAATGACATTACGAGATGAGTTTGGGTTTTTATATTTTATCGGATTATCTTTCTCAAAACTCCGTGCTGTAAAATAATTTAATATACCTTTTTCATCATATGATGGTACTATTATTCTATTAGCATAAGTTCCTGATTCACAATATCCTAGATTGTATTTAATGATATCATCTTCATTAATACCTCGTTTTTTAAGATAAGTCATAGCATGTTTAACTATAACTGATTTGGGAGGATTAATTAATGATATAAATTCTTTAGGTAAACGTACTTTATCAGTTGTAATAGGTGTTGTATCTTGTACATCAATTTTAATGTACGATTTTAACTCCATTATTTTTTCTTTAGGAGTATCTAAGGCTTTAAATAATTGTGTTAGTTTTTTTCCACGCTTACTGCATACCCAACATTGCCATGGATTATTGCCTTCCTTATTTTCTGTAAAATTAATCTCTAACTTTGGTTTATGATGTTTGCAAAAAGGACAATGATAAGCATGATTACCTTTAGATGTAGCTTTACCACTACCTAAAACCGAATTTACTATTGCAACTAAAGCTTGATTTACCATATAACTTATAATGTAATATCTTATACTTGGGTAGCCAAATCTTTTGGGAAAAATTTTCCAAGGATATTACTATTCACCCAACGTTTATCATCAGATAATACATCATATTCAAATAAGTATTTAGTCTCGTAGTATGTTAACTCTTTCGAAGATAGGCATAGACGTAACACCACACGTTGTAGTTTTTCGGGTGGAGTATGTTTGACCCATTCCTTAACTTCGTCCGCTGAACCATAATATGTCTTCCAGTTAGACTCTGTTATTACTTTTTTCTTGGTGGGAGTACGGCCGCGTTGTGTGGGTAAGGAGGTTAATTCTTTTTTGCCTAATTTCTTATTATTGGTATTTTTAAATATTTTCTTACCTATGTATTGACGGCCATTTTCTAGGTTAGTTGTCATATAAATATATCCATAATATTGGTTTATATCAAATGCTGGGTTATTTATAAGATCTTCAACGTATGTTGGTTTTATAACTTGTAGCATTGTTTTTAATTATAAATATTAAAAATAAATGTTTCCTTTTACATATCCTCCATTATCTTCTATCATTTGTTCTATTTGTCCTTTGGTGTATTTTTTGGAAAATGGAGTATTTCTTAAATATAAAGCACCTCCAACTTTTAAATTATCAGGGAGTGAGGTGATTGGAGTATTTCCTAAATATAAACCACCTCCAACTT